GGTCATGCTAGGTCTCCGTGTACTGCAAATGCGTGGTCATGGTCTGTATCAGTAAAACTGTCATTAAGACATCTTATCTTTGCTGCTGAAGCAGTAGAAGAACCAAAATATCTAGCAATACCATTATTTCCATGTACACAAGCATTTCCACCTAAATTATTAATATCTTGGTCCATGGCATTACTTAGATTATGTGTATATTGACCTGTTCCATCATCTGTAGATGATGCAATATTAAATGAATCTTTAATGACTGCAGCAGTATTAGCTCCACCCCAACATTTTGCAGTGCCACTAAATATATTGCTTGTAGCAATACTATTATTACTACTTGCATCTGTTAATGTGTTTACTCTTAATATACTAGCCATTATGCGAGGTCTCCGTGTACATTAGAAAATGCAGGGTTAGCATCTTCATTATTATTACTTCCGTCACGATTCAATGTCCTTACACTAGAAGTTGCTGAAAGAGAATGAATTTGCATTTGATTCCCACTAGCATGAGCCACATTAAAATTTGCATTGCTCATGTTGTTGCTAAAAGTATAAGTATATTGACCACCATCAAAACTAATAAAAGCCTTACACAACCCTTGTTGCAGATTAGTTGTTGTACTATTGCCTTCACCTGTAACATCAATAGAACCTGCTGTGGTTACACCTGTAAATTTATCTACTTTAAGTTCACTAGCCATTATGCTAAATCTCCAACATTTATGAGTGCAACTGGGTCCATGTCTATCATTGCAGTGCCATTCGTATTTTTTGTTCTAAAACTAATTTGTGATGCTGAATAAGTATCAGCAGTCATATCGTTAGAACTTCCTGCGTTAAACGCTGTAAGATAACCTGTATCATTTCCTGAACTTCTAGACACCATTCCTGCGACAGAAGCATAGTCTGCACCTGTAAAATTATTAGTGTAATTATATGTTTGAACACCTGTTCCATCATCTGATACAGAACTATTATTTAAACTGCCATCAACTCCATTATTTATTGCATCGTATTTTATAAAATATTTTGAAGCGTTTTGTTTAGTTAGTCCAACAGGTCCACTACCTGCTTTATCTACAATGGTATCTACATTTAATTGACTTGTCATACAATACTCCAGTAGCCATTAACAGTAACTGTCGCAGACTGTGTTATAGGACCTGCACTTACACCATTTTCATCACTGTCTATGGTAATATCTGCACTGATTGTCTGTCCGTTTAATCTTATAATACTGTTGTTACCCTTGAAAGGATACCTCGTATCTGACTCTGTTTTTGTGTAAGAATTTGCTACAGAAAAAGTATCATACACAACCATTTCTACTATGTCGTTCAAACTTGCTGCTTGGACTAATACAACTGTTGTACCAGTTGTTGCAGTGTAGTCATCACCAGGCACTAACAAAATACCATTTTGATATACATCCATGTACAGACTATCGGTGTAACTTAGTGATAGTGAGTTGGCATCTGATCCACTAAAGCTAGTTTGTCCAGCCGTGGCTTGATACTGAAACCTACTTCTTACACCAAAATTTTCTGAACGACCTATGTATGGCATTGTTTATCCTTTCAATGCTTTCACTTCTGCTTCAAGTGTTTCTATTCTTGTAAGTGCTTCTTGTAATGTTTTTGTTAGAAGAGGTACAAGTTTACTTTTATCTATACTCTGTGCCTTGATGCTACCATCTTCTTTTGTTGCATCTTTCTCACCAGTGATTGCTTCTGGAACTATGTTAGATACTTCATGTGCTAAAAAACCATCAACTATTTTATCTGCACCATCTGCTATAAGATACATTTTCCTTTAATCTATAATCTGATGACTCAGAGTAGTTTACTGTGGTGCTACCATTATGATTTATTTCTCCTGCATTAGAACCACTTGAATTTACAAATTCTAAAAAGTTAGTGCCAGTTGCTGTCCTTGTAGTTTTTAATACTATACCATTGCGAGAAGTGCCATTAAATTCTACATCTATTTTACCTGCAGAATTTGCAGACGTTGTTCCTAAAAATAAATCACCATTGGTGTCTATTCGCATTGCTTCTGTATTATTAGTTTGGAATTGTAAACTATTATCTGAATTATCAGCTTTTATTCTACATATATTATAATCATCTGTATCACCTAAATTTAGAACAGAAGCATGACTAGGTGATGATATAACATTAAACTCATTAGCTGCTGAACTTTTTTGCACAGTTAAAACAGAGTCTGCTGTTGGAGGTGTTCCAGTTCCAATATTTATTCGTTCAGAACTGTCTATAGTTATAGCAGTAGCATCACTTGAATTAGATATACCAGTGATACCTTCTTTGCCTATCTTTGTTAAAGCCATCCGTTACTCCTATGCGTATGGACTATCACCTAATATGCTTGTATCCCAAGCAGCCTTGAGCTTTGCAATAGTGTCTGCATCTGTGATTGCTTTCGCAGCAGGTGCATCTCTAAGTGCTTTTTTCTTAGCAACACTAGCTGCTTGTGCAGAACTATCTCCAGCTTCTAATGCTTTCATATAGACTACATCTTCTTCTGCTAATAACGGAGTTCTAACTTCCCTAATCTTATCTTGAAAAATCTTTTTAGATTCAGCTAGATCTTCTGTTATTGTTTTACCAGATAATGTCCAAGCATTTCTGAAATGTCTATCTGATGGCACAGTTGCATCTGATGCTGCAATGGTGTTGCCATCTTTATCTACTATGTTTGTTGTTGCCATTTAAGCCACCTCATCTTTCTGTATGGTTAGTTCTTCGTTAATCTTCCAAGCATTTCGCCATACTCTAGTGCTAGGAAGTTGATTCTTTCTGCATATAACCATTCTTGGTTTATTTGCTTTATCATAATCTCTCCACACTCTTTGTGGAATATCTTTCATAATTAAATACTCTATAGCTCTTTCTTCTGTCATTGCCTCAACTGGCTTTGTATTATGCAACAAGTAACCTCTTGTATGCTTTACAAAGTCTGGCTTTGCTTCATCCTTTGCTAACTCCCAATATACCTCAACTGGTGGTAATATGCCACCTTGC